CCACTCGGAGACGATTACGTTCACGATCACCTACGAGATCGTCTCCGGCCTGTGGCGCGGCACGGCCGACATCATCGACAGCCTGAGCGACATGTCGAAGTTCAACGGCTGCGTGATGCCGATCCCCGACGGGAAGCTGATGCTGGAGCCCACCGCTCAGACCTGCACCGTTCGGGACAACGTCTCCGGCACCTCGTTCACCTTCACCGGCGCTCTGAACGGCGGGGAGCGTCTCTTGGTTGACATCGCCCGCTACCGGGCCTGGAAGAACCCTTCCCAGGAGTGGGAGGCGCAGCCGGACGCCCGTTCAGCCGACGGTGAGATTTCTATGAGTCCCGGGGGCTTCCGGGCCACGCCTAACGCCGACGGGCACATCTCGATGACGCTGACCGGGACTACTGGCCGCTTCCTCGGAAGGATGGCCTACTGATGCCTCGCGACCTCGCATTCGCCCGAGGCCTGGCGATGCGCTACGTCGCCTACGATCAGGCAACCGGTGCCCGCCTTGGGGTGCTCCCCGACGCACTGGCCGGCACGTTCACGTGCCCCCGCCAGGCCACGCCGTCGCTCACCCTGTCCTACCCGAACGGGGACCTCGGCGTGCGCGGCAACCTGCTGGACACGGCCGCAGAGATCGCCGTCGAGCTCTGCTACGACGGTCAGACCTGGCACGAGCCGTACAACGCCCGGTTCACCAACCTGTCCTCTGAGTGGAACCTCATCGACGACGGCACCGAGCGTCGTCACGCAGACCTGATCCACATCGGTCACCGCCTGGAGGGCGCCCTCGTGTGGGAGGTCCCCTTCTCCGCGATGGACAGGGACGGCAAGTACCGTTTCCGTGACCGCAACGCCGGCGAGATTCTGCGCACCGTGTGGGACGCCGCCGTCCAGCGCGGATGGGGCGACGGCCTCACGCTGGACGTCTCGACGTCGACCGACTCCGCGGGGCAGCGCTGGGCGCTGATCACCACCATCGCCTTCGATCCGTCGGTGTCCATCAAGTCCATCCTGGACTCGCTCATGAACATGGGCATGCTGGACTACCGCTGGCGCGGTCGCACGCTCCAGGTCTACAACCCCGACGCGGCCCTGAAGCGGGAGAACCTCGACGTCGTATGGCGTCTCGGGGCGGGTACTACGTCGGCCCCGGAGAAGCTGGACTGGTCCCAGCTGTGCACCCACGTCCTCGTGAAGGGGGACGAGGGGAAGACCTGGGCCTTCCCGAACCCTGAGGCCCCTAAAGGCATGCCTCGCACTGAGAAGGTTGTCAGCGCCGGCGGCGTGACGCTGGAGGGCACTGCCCGTAGGGTGGCCAATCTGACGCTGAAGACTGGTGCCACCCCGGCGTCGGAGGTGAAGCGCGAGTGGGAGGCCGACGATCTCCAGTGGTTGCCCTTCGAGGACTACGCCCTGGGCGACTGGATTCGTGTAGAGCGCGGCAACGGCCTGGAGAAGATGCGCGTCACCCAGATCTCGATCTCGGTGACTGAGAACGGCCGCTGCCAGGGTCACACCACCTTCGGGACCATGCTCGATGACGTCCTGTCCCGTCTGGCCAAGCGCCAGAAGGGCGTACTGGGGGCTGTCAACGCGGACGGGAAGAACCCGCGTCCCGACAAGCCGAAGAGCAAGTACGCGCCCCTGCCGCCGCAGGGCCTCGTGGTCTCCTCGGACGCGGTCATCGGCGCCAACGGCTACGCCAAGGCAGTCGCCACCCTGAAGTGGGACGCCGTGACTACGGACACTCTCGGGGTGGCCGTAGACGTGACCGGCTACGAAATCTCCTCCCGGCTGATGCCCCTCCTGTCTGGCCCGATGAGCACGTCCAAGGAGACGACCGCCCAGCTGGACGGCCTCATCCCCGGAGCCAAGTACTCCTTCTCGGTCCGAGCCGTCACGGCAGACACCACCGGCGCCTGGTCGTTTGAGGTTGAGGCCGTCATGGCCTCGGACACGACTCCGCCGCCGGTCCCGACGGTTCCCATCCTCACCCAGACCCTGGGCGTGCTCGGGGTCTACTGGGACGGGCTAGGCACCGGCGGGGCAGGCATGCCCCAGGACTTCGCCGGCGTCGAGGTGTCGGTGCGCAGGCCCGGTGAGCCCCCGCTCCGGTTCACGGACATGCCAGCGCCGTTGCAGCGCACCAACCTGGCTGGCTTGGAGATTCGGGAGTGGGAGGTGCGCCTGCGGTCCTACGACCGGGCCGGTAACCGCTCCGAGTGGGGGCCGAGCAGCCGCATCAAGCTTGAGCAGAACATCGACGCCGACGCGATTGCGAAACAGGTCGAGGACAAGATCAAGGGCAGTGACGCGATGCAGCAGGCGGCCCGCGAGGGCACGCTCAAGGAGATGAAGCACTTGACCGAGGCGATGACCCAGGTGGCCACCAACCTCGTCTCGTCCGGGCCCGTCCCGCCGGATAGTGGGACAATAGGGTCCAGCATGTGGATCGCACCCGACGGGCGAATCTTCGTCCTCAGAGCAGAAGGAGACAAGTGATGCAGCCATACACTGCGACGAAGCAATGGCGCGACGGGTTCGGAGCGAGCGAGACCCGCATCACCGCCGCCGACCTCACCCGCATCGAGAGCGGGATCAGTGCCGCTACTCAGGGCGTGACCAACGTTGAGACCACTGTCAGCGCCCTGGCCAGCCGCGTAGCCTCTGCGGAGAACAAGGCGAAGGCCACAGACGAATACATCCTCGGCACGAAGGCGGAACTAAAAACAGATATCCTGAAGGCTGTCCCTATCGGCACCATCGTCATGTGGCCCACCAGCATCCCGCCGGAGGGCTGGCTGCTGTGCAACGGGGCTACGGTAAGCCGCGCCGCCTACGCCGAGCTGTTCAAGGTGCTGGGCACCTCCGTTGGAAACCCTGGCAGCTCCGCGTTCAAAATCCCGGACCTAACCGGCCGATTCCCCCTCGGAACCAGTAACACCCACAACCTCCACTCCACGGGAGGCTCTGAGACGCACACGCTGACCGTCTCCGAGATGCCGGCCCACAGCCACAGCATCGGAGGGAATATCGTTCAGCGTGGCTCCGGTAGCGACTCATTCCGGGAACTCTCAGCCGCGTACCCTGGCGGCAATAATTCCAACAGTCAGAGCGCCGGCGGGGGGCAGCCCCACAACAACATGCCCCCCTACTACAGCATCAACTTCATCATCCGCGCGAAGTAACCTCGAACGGAGGTAGGCCATGTCCGGCCCCCTGAATCCAGCCGCTGCCCCCGAGGGCGCCCGTGGCGGTCAGTACGTCACCGTCCCCGCGTTCGCCGCCCCAGGCCACTCCGCCCCGTCGAACACGCGGGACGCCCCTGGCTCCACGGTCGTCTACTCTCCGAAGGGGTGGCGTTGGGAGGAGGCTGGCGACGACTACTCTAAGACCGTCTCCAAGCTCACGTCCGCGACCATGGAGTCCGCGGTCCGCCGCATCAAGTCCTCCATGGGCGAGGTGTACTACATCCGTGGAACCGAGGACACGCAGCCCCCGTTCGACGGAACCGCAATCGGCGATACGTGCCGCGTCCAGGACGCCCAGACCCTCAACATTGTTGCCGAGTGGAAGTGGAGCGGCACCTCCTGGGAGCGGATGAAGGTCACCAGCGAACAGATCAGCAACCTCGACGTAGGGAAGCTGACCGCCGGCGCTGCGAACATTGCTGAGGTCACGGCCAGGAAGATCGCCTCCGACGTAGGGCGCTTCCTTGAGATCACCACGGACCAGCTCACCGTCACCGGTAACGCCTCATTCGTGAACGCCACCGCCCACCACGTGTGGTCTGCGATCGTCACAGCCGGTTATGGCGAGTTCGAGCAGATCAAGGCCGGCATGCTGGCCGCCAACGCCGTCGCCGCCGACAACATCCAGGGTGGGGCGATCGACGGGCAAGTCATCACCGGCGCCACGATCCAGACGAGTAAGGCATCTAATCGTGGCCTGAAGATCGACGACGCGGGCATGCGGGCGTACTCCTCCGGCGGGGAAACCTCATTCGAGGTGGACGCCGCCTCTGGCAAGGTGAAAGTGCTTGGCGAGGTCGGCATTCAGGACACGTGGTCGATCGCCAAGTTCATTGACATCATCGAGACCACCACTGGAAACGACGTCGGGCAGCAGGGCGAGCGCTGGGGTGTGGGACTGTCTATGAACAAGAAGTCATCTCCGTACAGGTTCCCCGCCTTGATGACGTTCAAGGATGACCCGAGCGAGCGGGGAGGGACCCTGTATCTTCAGGCCCCTTCAAACATTCAGGGCTCATCCCCCAACCTACGCCTGGCGATAGGCGGCCTGCAAGCATACTCAGGAAAAAATGCTAAGTGGTACATGACCGCCCATAGCGGCGGGTTCGGGGCGGGGGCGGCCGGTAAGGGTAACCTACAGATCAACGACTATCAGGCGTCCATCACGGTCGGCGGATACGACTCTCACCTCTATATCCAGGGGGACAAGTTCAGGCTGCGGACTGTAGACGATACGTGGAGAGCAGTCTGGTGCAACGGCCACGCCACGGTCCTCGGGTGGGACCAAAACCACCAGGCCATCGTTGACAAGGACGGCTTCCGCGCTGTCGGCGGCAAGACATTCATCATGCGTGTACCTGGCGAGTGGCATAAGCGGCACATGATGCTCCAGCACTCCTGTACCGAGTCTCCGTATGACGGGATCGAGTACTGGGAGAACGTCGAGCTCGACTCGGCCGGGCGCGCCACGTGGGTGCTCCCGGACTACGTGCCGAAGATCGCTTCTCCGATAGCCCCGTGGGTCGCCCTGACGTCCTCCGCGGCTACGGCTACCATCGTCAAGACCGGGCATGGGCCGGACGCCGCGCCGTGGCGGGTCGAGGTGGAGGGCAAGCCCGGCGAGGTCGTGTCTGTCCTCGTCAAGGGTGCCCGGCAGATCGACAAGTGGGACCCGGATACTGACACGGTGACCCTCCGTGACCGCTCTCGAGAGTCCGTGTGGGTCCTTCCCCCGGCCTCCGGCCCAGATGACGGCGATGGCTTGGATACCGTCGCCTACGATGATCGTGGTGGATACGGGCCTTCGCCCGTGCCGCCCAAAGAACCCCCAACAGAGAAATCCCGGGAGGAATCATGACGTCTCAGACGTCTCAGGTGGATGCCATCGCAGTGATTGACGCCCTTACGGTAGAGATCGCGACTCTAACCCGCCGAGCAGTCATTGCAGAGCAGCGCGCAGCTGCCCTGGAGGAAGAGATCGACAAGATGAAGGAGAGCAAGTGAGCGTCCAAGAAGTGGCGGCCAGGGTCGCCAGGCAGATTTGCGACCAGTGCGACGTCGGCTACAGTCAGCCCGACAGGCGCACGTGGTACGCCGCTGCGGATGAGTCCGGCTACTGTCACTCATCCCAGAACACAGACTGCTCCAGCCTTGTGTGCGGGGCCATCTGCTACGGCCTGCATGAGACCTACGGGGTCCCCTGGGGACACCCGGCACTCCTCGAAATCAATGATTTCTGGACGGGGAATCTCCGGGCTGGCATGGAGGCCCGGGGCTTCAGCGAGGTCCCCTGGGTCGACGAGAACCTGACCCCGGATGGCGGCTTCAAGGTCGGCGATATCGTCCTGTCTGCCGGCAATGAGGGGGGCGTCGGCCACGTCATCGTCATTGACGAGGACGGCTACGACCCGCTTGAGTCGGAGGCGTTGGCCTCGGAGGACGGCGGCATCCACGGCGTCCCGGGTGACCAGACTGGGAAGGAGACGTGGACCTCCCGCTACAGCGAGCACCCCTACACCAAACATGGGGCCTGGACCAGTTGTCACCGCTTCGACGAGGGGAAGTTCCTCAGTCAGTGGCCCGAGTTCGCCCAGAGGGGGGCCGCCCCCACGGGACCGGCAATCCCCGCACCCGCCGCCTCTGGCGCCCCAGCACACGCCCACGGCATCGACGTCTCCAGCCACCAGGGCGGCCTGAACATCGGGGGGCTGTGGGCGGACTTCGTCATCGTCAAGGCCACCGAGGATGATGACTACATCAACCCGTATATGGTCTCCCAGGCCAACGCCACCTTGGGAGCCTCGAAGAGGCTCGGGTTCTACCACTTCGCCCGTCCGGGCGACGCGGCGGCCCAGGCTCGGTACTTCGTGGCCGCCATCGGCTCGTTCCGTAGCCAGGCGACGCTCTGGCTCGACTGGGAAGCCGACGCCGTTGCGCAGGGCCCCGGATGGGCGAAGGAGTTCCTCGACACCGTCGGGGCTCTGACGGGGGGAACCCCGGGCATCTACATGAACGGGTCCGCCCTGAACGGCTATGACTGGTCTGCCGTTGCCCGCGAGTACCCGCTCTGGTACGCCGGCGGCCCGGACTACTCGGACTACGGGACCTCATACAGCGACCCGGACGTACCCTCGGTCTCTTACTGGGGGCAGCCGCTCATCCACCAGTACACCGAGGACGGCAGGCTGCCCGGCTACTCTGGCACCTTGGACCTGAACCGGCTCCGCGACCGCCCCACCTGGGACAAGATGATCGGCGGGGGCGCGTCCGGCCCGGTTGCCGCTCAGGCGGCCGCCCCCGGCGAGCCTCGGCTCGTCGTGGACGGGGAGTACGGGCCCGCCACCGTCGGCCGGCTGAAATCCGTCATGGGCGCCGTCGGCTACGAGGAGGTCTTCGCCGTCGCGAACCTTCGCCGGTTCCTCAACAAGGTCGTGCCAGCGTCCTCCATCCAGCAGCTGACCGGCCTGTACCGACTGCCCGAGGACCGAGGCTGGGACGAGGACATGGTGAAGGTCTTCCAGTACCTGGTGCTGGCCTGGAACAAGCCTGGCGTCCCATGGGGCTGGTCCTTCGGCGACTGGGTAGACGGGGACTTCGGTGAGGCTACGATCGAGGCGCTCCAGATGGCGCTGAACGCGTCCAAGGCCAACTCCTTCAAGCTGTGGTGAGATCGTGACATCGCAGTGACCTATGAGCCCTTCACGGACTCATAGGGATACACTAAGGGCGGGGACTCGATTGAGTCCCCGCCCTTACCGATGGAAGGAGTCGTGTGAAGTACGCATCCGCAACGTTCTGGGAGGGTCTCGCCGAGCGAGCCATCTCCACCTTCGCGCAGTCCCTGGTAGGCGCCTTCGGCGTCGGGTCCTCGCTGTTCGGCCTGGACTGGAAGGGCGCGCTCGGCATCGCCGGAGCGGCCGCCCTGGTCTCGGTCCTGAAGTCGTTCTCCCTGCCCGAGGAGACCGACCGAGCCGTTGCCACGGCCGCCGAGGACGCCTACACTCCGCGCCACGCCTCCAGCCAGTCCGGCCTGGCGGGCTGAGGTAGGTCATGCTTTCAGCAGGGTCGGACCCGTCCCCTCTCGTGGCAGTGCTAACCGCTCCCGACGTGATCGCGGCGGGGACGGCCCTGCTGGTCGCTCTCATCACCTGGCTCAAGATCACGATCAACCGTCAGCAGCAGCACCTGGAGGAAAGGATGACTCGACTGAACGCTCACGTCGTAAGGGCGGCCGACGCGGCCGAGTTGGCCTCAGAGGGTGTCCACAACAACCACGACGCAAACCTACGGGACGACCTGGATGAGAAGTTCGGCCGGGTCCTGGACGGCCTGGACCGGCTGTCCAAAGCCGTCGACAGCCTCCAGGAGTCGGACCTGAGGTCTGATGCCCGCATGGCCCGCCTGGAGACCCAGATTGAGGGCGTCCGTAATGACGCCCGCACTGATAGGTCCCACCTGTACACGGAGGTCCAGTCATTACACGATCGTATTGATAAGGTAAAGACTGAGACGAAACCGTTACGTCAGGAGTCCTAATGACCTCCCTCACCGCCACAATCGCCGGCCGAGTCATCGGCCCTGACGGCCTGGGGCGCCTGGGCCGCGTCACCCTCGTACCGCAGGCAGCCTCGGGCCAAGACTCCGATCAGGCGGTGCTGGCGAACCGGGTCTCGGCCCGACTCGATACTGACGGATATCTAGTAGGCCCCGCCGGCCAGTCGCTGATCGTCGTGGCTGGGGACTATGAGATAGATCTCAATATTCCCGGTGATCTGGGTGTCCACTTGCGCCGTAAGGTGTCGCTCTCCCCAGGTCAAGCGTTCACTTTGGCCGATCTGCTGGCAGGGTCTTCCATCCCGCCGCAGCCTCCGACGCCCCCGTCCGGTGGAATTCTGACCCCCGGGAGTCACAAGGTCCGCCATGACCTCCACTCGGACACCCTGGAGGCCGTCAACCCTGTTGAAGTCGTCGATCTCGGAGACGGGACCCTCACCTGGCGAAAGCTTGACGATGAGTTAGTCCGCCCCGACGGTCGCGGTGTTCGGGATGCGGACGCTCCGGGTATCCTTGAGGCTATAGATAAGGCCACGGTCATAGATCCTGGCAATGGAACACTCACCTGGAGGTAAACAGCTATGGCCAATCTCACATGGTACAGCTGCGAGGGGGCCAACAACCGGTTCCTTGCGAAGAGCGAGGCCGCTGAGCTGGCCTCCAAGGTCGATAGCGAGCAGGGCGACGCCGCCCTGAGCACTCGGATCGATGCCGTCAAGGCCACGGCCGATGCCGCCCTGCCGTCGGCCACGGCGGCCGCTACCTACGCCACGAAGGAGGCCTTGGCACAGGCTCAGCTGGGCGGGGGCGGGCAGGCCCAGGACCTGTCGGGCTACCTCACACGCTCGGACGCGTCCAGCACGTACGTCACCAAGACCGACGCCCAGGCGACCTACTCCTCCAAGACCGAGGCGGAGGCGACCTACGCCACGAAGAGCGAGCTGGAGCAGGTCAAGAACCCGCAGGGCGGCGGGACCGCCGCTCCCGCAGCCCCTCTCGTGTCTCTTCCTCTCCGCTCCGGGCAGGGCGTCCCCACAGTCGGATTCTTTGGTGACTCCTGGTCCACTGAGTCCACGATGGGGCAGGGCTTCAACCTCCCGTCCGTCGTCTCCCGCACCCTGGGCTGCGTGCCAGCGTTCAGTGCGGTCGACGGCTCCGGCTTCGGCTACTCAGCCTCGGGCAAGGACGGGTTCGAGGTGGACGCTCGCGTCAACGCGATCTGCGCAGCTGCCCCGAACCTCATCGTCACCATTGGCTCACTGAACGCCGACAAGGTGATCGACAACGGCGACGCTACCGGCTCGGCGATCACGGAGGCCGTGAAGTCGTTCATCTCGAAGGTGCGCGCCAAGCTTCCTCAGGTGCCGATCGTGGTGCTCGGACCACAGCCGTCGTCGGTGGCCCGCCTACAGTCCCGTTCCGCTCACGTCAACGTCCTGGCGACAAAGACCGGTGTGGCAGAGTCCGGCGGCCTGGCGTCAGGCATCGCCTTCGTCGACTGGCTCGGCGTGGCCGACTCCCAGGCCGTGCAGTGGCGCGACGGCCGCGTGTGCGCGACCGGCGACGTGGTGATCTACAACGGCGTCCCCTACCGGGTGACTCGCGCCTGGGTCCCGGCCACCGGCGAGACCCCCCTCTCGTCTAACGCCCCCGTCGTCCAGGTGTCCGACGTCCTGTCCGGCACCGGCAACTCCGGCTCACCCCGGGGTGACGGGACCCGGGACACGCTCCTGCTGAACGATGAGACCCACCCCACGAAGATGGGGGCGGTCGCTTTCGGCGTTGCCGCTGCGAAGCGGATCGGGGACGCGGTGGCGTCCCTGGCGTCGTGGGCCAAGGCTCAAGGGCCGGTCGTCCCGGCCACGTCCGCCACCCCGCCCACGCCCCAGCCTCCCGCCCAGGGTGACGGCCTTCCGATCATGGCGTGGCTCTCTGGCGGCTGGGGCAAGGCGGATCGTGTCGCCTACTCGCTGTCTGACCTTCAGGCTGTGGCTGCCCTGAAGCCCGATCAGGTGACCGTGCCTCTCCGCGGTGTCAGCGACCCCGCGGACCTAGCCGTCGGCATCCCCTACGAGTTCACCGGCAACGACGATGTGAAGCGCGAATTCTCTAACGTGTCCATCTCGGGCGCGAAGAGCTTGGGTCTGGATGTCGCCGGGATGGTTGAGGCGGCCGACATGTTCGAAGCCGCGGGTATCGAGTTCATGCCGAACGTGCGCAATGGGCTCCAGGACAGTGCGGCTGAGTACTACAAGTCGTCGGACGGGAAGATGCTCGCGGTCCTGGGTGCCCGCGCCAGGAAGACCTATCAGGCGGTGCACGGGCGCGGCCAGACGAAGCTGCGCGGCATCATGAAGGCCCAGTATCCGACGTTCACGCGCGTCTGTGACGCTACGGATGCCACCGCGGACTGGCACCTGACTGACCCGGTTAAGGACGCCCAGAAGGGTATCCTGTCGCAAGCTAAGGCGGGCGCCGGCGTGTGGGGTGCCGTGAAGAGCACGTTCCCTGACGGCGTGTGGGTGCTGGTTGAGTCTAAGGACGAGCAGGAGACTGCGAGGTCTGCGGCGCAGGCTGCTGGCACGGTCATCGTGGGATGGGCTGTGTCTTCCCCTGAGGCCCTGGCCGCGATCAAGGCCTGACGACATAGCAGAGCGCTCCGCCTATTCTCAGGCGGAGCGCTCTGTCATCTCACCAGAGATGAGTCAGTCGATGGTAGATGTTGCTCGCCGGGCAGGTTACAGGCAGGGGCCTTGTTTACGCTCACCCCTCTAGCGGGTAGGCGTAGAGCCAGAAGCCACGGCCATAGTAGCCGTCGCCCTCGTAGCCCTCAAACTCGAGGAGAGGGAGCTTCTCATCGTCAACGATTACGAACACCTTGAAGACGTTGGCGGAAATGTCTCCGTCGTACCATTCCTCGCCTTCCATTTCCACCGTGGTGTTCATGATTCGAGCCGACGGGGAGCCCTGGTAAAACGCCTTGGTGAACTCGAAGTCTCCTTGGCCGCACGTACACCCGCCGCTATGGCCCACAGCCACCAGTTTGGTGCCGTCATCCAAGGTAAGGCGAGCCTGGGGCTTCTCACAGTCATCCATGTATGGCTTGGTGAGGAATGTCCCCGTCTCAATGCTGGTGACGTACCTGCCGATGAGGAGGCTGAGGGTGTCGGACTTATCGGGGGCTGGGGAGTCTTGCGGCTCGTCGTAGAATGAGTTGGCCATGATGGCTCCTGTCTGTGCTGTGGTTAGGAGTATAGCTCCCAGGACGACGCGTTGCCGTCCTGAACCTCGAAGGTGAGGATGGCCGGCTTGGTCGAGTCGCCGGAGACGTTCGTCCACCAGTCGCTCCCGCGGTCGGCGGACGGGCACGAGATGATCCACCGGGCATCGCCGACCTGCCGGACTCCGAAGTTGTGCCAGTGGCCGTGGACGAGGATTCTCGCGTCGTAGAGGCCACTCCTGCGGCCGAACGCCAGGTCCCTGAACCATGTAGGCACCTTGCTCTGCGAGCCCGCCAGATGGCCGTGCGTGAACCCGATGCGAGTGCCGTCAGCCGCCTCGACGGTGACGGCCTCCTCCCACTTCTCGGGCCGGTGGAAGGTGACGTGCTCGTAGCCGGGGCGGTCCTCGATGACGTCCTCGATGTTCTTCGAGATCATGATGCCGAAGTCGTCGTCGGGGGCGTTGGCTCGACTGTTCTTGCCCAGCCCCACCCGCACGGCGCAGTGGTTGGACGGGACGGCGACGTAGTACAGGGACTCGCAGAGGGGGGCGAGGAGCCTGAGAGCCTCGGCGTAGAGGCGCTGCACAGTGCGAATCTGGTCGGTCAGGCTCAGGTCATTAGTCTGGGCCTGGCTGGCGACGTTCCAGAAGCCCTCGGTACTATCGCCTACGTCGGCGAGGACGATTCGCCTGTACGGAGACGGTCCTGAGAGATCGGACGCAATGTCATGAAGAGCTCGGCGTACAAGGCGGACGGTGTCCTCGGTGCCGCCGCCTGCCCCAGTTTTCCCACACTGGAAGTCCGCCAGACAAATGACCGGAGTAGTCTGCCTGGAGTCGGCGAGGGCGCTGGGCCTGGGGATGACGGGCTCCCGGAAGACCGGCTCCAGGTTCTCGTAGGAGAGACGCTTGACCTCCTCCATCTCGACGGCGCCGGGACGATACTCGATCTTCTCGTAGCTGCCGTCGGCCAGGCGGACCGTCTTGCCGCGCTTCGTGATGGCTCCTACGGGGAGGTCGAAGAACGCGTCGCGGTCGAGTTCGTCGCGGCCCTTTCGCTTCAGGGCGCGCCGGTGACGGCGTACGGAGGCCTCGGAGGTGTTGAACTCGTCGGCCAGGTCCTGGTTCGTCTTGCGCTCGTGCTCGGGCAGCGCATCATTGGTGATGATCGCCTCGTCCAAAGGGCTCATGGGTCTCCAATCTGGGAACTTGCTGAGACTTCTGAGGGGAGTCTATCCCCATCCCCAGCTTTTACACAAATCGGAAGCCATATTGAGACCTGAGTCGCATAGATCACGTATTCAATCTTGTGAGGGTATTGCCCCAGCCCCACTACCCCGATACAGTCGATGTAGGTCGAGATACGGCCGCCCAGCAGACAGGAACCGCCATGAAGAACCAGTACGAGTACACGATCAACTCCACAGAAGACATCCGTAAAGCCTTGGAGGAGGCCGAGCGTGAGGGGTACTACCTGTCCCACTACAGCTCGGCCTTCTACCTCCGAGGGACCGCCGGCGAGCCGATCTCGGTAGACGACTCTCTGGCCAACCTCTACGTCGTGGCCTACGGGCCGGCCCCGGTATGGGTATCTGGGAAGGGCGAGACTACCGTTATCGCTAAGGGGTCTCCGGTCATCTACGCTATCGATGGGGGATTAGTGGACGCTTACGACTCATCCACCGTCTACGCCTACGACCACGCAGGCGTAGTCGCCCAGATGGAGGCCTCGGTATACGTCGCCTCCGACGACGTGAGCGTGGAGGCCCGGGGAGATTCTAAGGTCTACCTCCCGGCCAGGGGGTCCGCCGGTGCGGACCCTCACCTCCGAGTGGAGGGTAACGCCAAAGTAATTCGCGGGGTCGCGGACTCCGCCACCGGTGAGAACTGATAGGAGAATACAATGACATCCCTCTCGACCAATCACCTCGCTTTCCCGGGCAACTTCAACCCGCTTACCGAGCGCCGGGTATCCGCCCAGTCCTGGGCCAACGCCCTGCGCCCCTTCATGCGCTACGTGAACACTGTTACGAAGGACGACGCCCCCGCCGTCCTGGCGGAGAACGGCAACGACCTCGTGCTAACCTTCACCCCATCGGACGAGAAGCGCGGCCACTGGCCGTTGTGGACTATGGAGGTCTACTCGCGCCGCACCGGCGTCGAGTACGCCTACAAGGTCGGCAACCTTCATGACGTGCTAGTCTTCCTCCTGTGCGAGCTCTGACTCCCGGTTTCCCTTTAGGGAGTCGGCCAGCTCGTCGGCAATGACGCCACCAGAAAACCTCCGGATTGCCTACCCGGAGGTTTTCTGTTGCCTAGGTCACCTCACTTAGAAATTGTGAGCTCTTTACCCGTAACCTCACAAAATGTAGACTGGGCCTGTCACCCGGCGACGGCGAACGCCGTCCCAGATAGGAGCAGTCATGAGCATCATGGACCTGGAGAAGGTCGTGGGCCGGGCCCGAAAGGCCGCCCAAGGATCACACACGCCCTGCGGCCCGATCACGTGGGTCTGGAGTAAGGAGGACCTGAAGGCCCTCATCAGGGCTATCCACGCCTCCCAGAAGGTCGTCATGGACCTGGAGACCACTGGTCTGGACGAGCACGCAGAGGCCGGTGGAGACACCAACGGCGGCTACCCGGCACGCATCGTCCTGGCCTCACTCACCATCCCGAGCGCCGAGCGCGCCGCGGCCGGCGCCTACAGCTGGCGAACCTTCGACGGCGAGCAGCCGATGACCTACCTCGTACCCCTCTCGCACCCGTCCTCGCCGCTACTCGGATCATGGCGGAAGGTCATGGCGATCATCGGCCGCGAGATCAACCGCAGCGAGAAGCCCTTCGTCAACGCGAACATCAAGTTCGACGCTCGCTGGGTCTTCGCGCAGACCGGCGTGGACCTGTCCGACCGGATCGAGTGGGACACGACCGTCTCGTCCCAGCTGGTGGACACTGAGGCCCGCACCCGCCTCAAGATTCGCGCCGCACGCGACTTTGGAATCGAGGAGTGGGACGACTTCGACCTAGGCACCCCCGGCGCCGCCGAGCGCGTCGACCTGATCCAGCTCGGCGAGTACGCGGCGCGTGACACCTACTACACCTGGAAGATCGAGGAGGAGCACCGCGAGCAGATGTTCCTCACCGGCGACGAGGAGCCCTTCGACTCCGACGACATCCAGATGGCCCGCCTGGGCAAGGTCGCCACCTACGTCTCCATGCCGACTGTGAAGACTCTCACGAAGGTCGAGCAGCGCGGCTTCCTACTCGACGTGGATTGGGTCCACGCCAAGATCGAGGAGATGGACGCCCTGCGCCTGAAGGCTTGCGAGGACATCCTCGGCCTGTACGGAACCACACCGGCCCCGGCGCCGGCGAAGGGCGGCGTGACCACCGCCGCGACGTCGAAGTGGTTTCAGGGCTTCGTGGCTCAGGCCATTGAGGCCGGGGACCTCCGTGTGACGGCCCGCACGGACTCGGGCAACGCCCAGTGGAACAAGGCAGTCCTCATCGCCCAGCAGCGCCAGGGTAGCCCCGCCGCCGACGCTCTGCTGCGACACCGCGACGCGACGAAGACGCTGGAGTTCCTGCGCTCGTGGCTGGAGCTGCGTGACCCTAACAACGCGATCCACGCCACCTACAACGTGGGTTTTGTAAAAACTGGGAGACTGAGTTGTGCGTCACCCAATCTTCAGCAGTGTGCTTCGTCACTAAAGCCGGCCTTCATCCCGCGCCCTGGCCACGTCCTGCTCGATCTCGACTACAGCCAGGTCGAGCTGCGGGTGGCGGCGTTCATCTCCCGATCGCAGCCAATGATCGAGGCATTCCAGAGAGGTGACGATCTTCACAGGCTCCTCGCCGCGAAGATCGCCGGCAAGGCTCCTGAGGACGTCACCAGCCTGGAGCGCAAGCGCGCCAAGGCGGGCAACTTCGGCCTCCTCTACGGCATGAGCCCCGGCGGCTTCCAGACCTACGCCGCCACCGCCTATGGCGTTTCTCTCACTTTAGCCGAGGCGCAGGCCGTCCACAGCGCGTTCTTCGAGATGTGGGACGGCATGAGGCAGTGGCACGAGAAGGCGAAGCGCCGAGCCTACGAGCGCGGCTACGTCACGTCCCCCATCGGGCGCACCCAGTGGCTGAGCGACCTGTACTCAAAGAGCTCGTTCAAGTCCTCCCACGCCGAGCGCAACGCACTCAACAGCCCCGTGCAGGGCTTCGGCTCAGACCTCATGCAGATGGCCGCCGCGTCGATCATGGGCACGCTTCCTGGCTACCCGCTCCCCCGCGTCGAGGGCGCGCACGTCGTGGCCACCGTCCACGACGAGATCTGCATCGAGGTCCCGGAGGACCGCTGGCAGGAGATTCTGGTCGAGTGCAAGCGCCGCATGGAGGACGTCAACACCTTCCTGCGCCCGCTCGACTGCCAGATGGACGTCCCAATCGTGGCCGGCCCGTCTGCCGGCACCCGCTGGGGCGTGCACGACCTGCACGACGAGGACGACCCGCTCCCCGCTCCCTGAGATGACCCTCCCCACACCAATGAGACATGCGTCTCAAATCCTCAAACCGGGAATACGTTGGGAACGCTGGGAAAATTACCTATTCCCGTAGTCACTGGAGACCTGCATCACATCTAAGGACACCCCACGCAACACGGCAGGTTACCGCCCTCCCAGTAACCATCCTCACCCCTCTGAGACTTGCGTCTCACTTTCAGAAAACGGGAATACGCCTGGAAGCCTTGGGAAAGGTCCGTATTCCCGCACCCCTATGAGACCTGTATCACACCACAAATCACCCTTAGGAGACACCATGCGCAACACACTTCGCATCTACCCCGCCCGCAAGGCGACCTTCCAGGGCCGCCCAGCCGTCCAGATCCGAGACACGAAGAACGAGATCGAGTACTGGATCGAGATCACCGAGGAGCCCGACAGCAGCAACCGCTACCACGTCGTAAACCTCCTGTGCCGCCCTGACAAGGGCGTTCGCTTCCCCGACAGTGTTCCCCACAGGACCCTCTGTGAAATCGCCGCAAACGTGCTTGAGAAGGCTCAGAAGCCGGCACGAGGGGGCAGCGTCTACCGCGGCGCGCCTGTTGAGACCCTGCGCAAGATGATCGATGAGGGCAAGACCCGCACCGACATCGCCAAGGAGCTGGGACGCAGCGTCTACACCGTTGACTCCTGGCTGAAGCGGGCCCGCCGCATCGACTCCGAGTTCCCCGGCACGATGACGAAGACCGGCGCACGCCGGCCAGCCCGCAACAGGCCTCCTCGGAGGAAGACTCCGACGGACGCCTGATCCCCTCCCGAAGGGCCCCTCCCCACCAGGGAGGGGCCCTTTTGCGTGCCCTGAATCACACTCAACCTGAGGGTGCCACATGCTGAGACAGTTGTCCGCATAGTGAGAAAGTGATGGCGGTCACGGCGGTTTAAGCACGGTTGGTAGGGTAAATAATGCTTATGTCAAAATGTGTATGCCAAGTTACACGTTCCCCTTGACTCGGGCGTGTCGCGCTGCAACTTCCGCGTGTCGGGCCCTATTACTGGGATTAATCTGTATGCCTGCATACTATTCCCATATGCGGGTGTGAGGAATGTCTAACTTTAAACCCCCTATTCCGTGAACAACGTCACCGTTTTGCTATTGCAACGGAGCCCCTAAAGCGCTAACCTGCGCGCCCGCGCGCGCCCACACACACTCGCGCCCCCGTGTCTCCTCCCCCTGACGGAGTCGGGGGGGGAGGAGACACAGGGGCGCTCATGTGTGTGGGTAGTGGAATATATGTGTATATATGAGCCAGGTCACATCTGATGCCGATGCCGTTTCCGCACCCGTTGCCGATTCCGACCCGACCCCTCGCTCCGCTGCGCTCCGCTTCGGGGTCGGGTCTTTGAACCCCGGTCCGAAGGCTGGCCGGGCCCGCCCGTCGCCAGCGCCAGGGAGCCTTCGCCCCTGCGGTGTCCGCGTGAAGGGCGCTGCGGCGCTGAGGCGCCGGTCGCCCACGCGTCCTCGCAGGTTCTCGGCTCCAGGCGGAGAGGCTTTCCTCGGGTCGCCGTGTCGAGGCTCGCTCCGCTGCGCTGCGCTCGGTCGACACGCCCGCCCCTCGGGCCTCTCGGCGACTTCGAGCTCCGACGGCGATCCGGCGTGTGCCCGCACTTCTCGTGCACCTCCGTGCCGGGGAGAGGGCCTCACACGCCTCTCAGACGCCGTGAGAGCGATTCTGGGGGACTTTTACCCCGCTTCCGCACTCCCGGAAGGGTCCGGCCCTGAAAGGCTCTCAGAACGGCTTAGAACGCCTCTGAGGAATCCCGACGCCGGCAACCTGGGGAGCACCCGGACCTTCGTGCCGGGGAGGGGCGCGCCGCTCGCCCCGCAAATGTGACGACACTCACGGCGAGAAATCCGATCTCGAGTTGCATCGGGCCCTCGGATGGAGTTTAATAGAGCCATCACCGCCGAGGGAGCGAAACCCGACAGGACCGGCCGCCTAGCCATGGCGGAAATGGCCCGGCCCGACTGGGGAACTAACCCGAGGCGTTGAGATACCCGATAAGTCGGGAGACTCTGCGAGTACGCGATGGCCTGGACGGACGGGGCAGCTCCGTGAAAGATCAGGCGGAGGGCGCTAAGCCAAGTCGACCACCGCTACAAGGCTCGTATGGCCTGGATAACTGAATCTGCTAATCGCCTTTAAGGCGGTGAATGGGATGGACCTCGGTGTTCCCCCTCACATACCTGGCTCGTAGTCGGGGAGGGGCCGCCGGCTGACGAGTCTCCTGAAACCGTCGGGCGTAGGGCTCGGGTTGAGAGCCCGGAAGGCTCGCCGAAAAGCACGCACAGGACAGTGTGAGGGGGACGGGAGCCGGACGGATACTCGAAGCGGGTTCGTGGCACGATTGTCTGGTCCCGAAACGTGAGGAGAAGCTGCTCCGCAAGGAGTTCCTCGCTGAAACGCTTCCTCGGAAAATCTTAGCCAACCAACTCGGTCTAGCCTCTCTCCATTGCCGTTTGGCGACCCCGGGTCGGGAAACTGAAATTCTTCTGAGCGATGTGAACCACCTCTTCCGAGTACCGGGATAATACGCAATGAATTACCCGGCAGTGAATGTGGGCCGCTGAGACACATGATCGCCCGAGCGCCCAGTCAACGCTCCATGAGCCTTCGTCGTAAGGACTTACCTGCCGCGGGACGCGGCGACCGCCGGCCCGGCACCGGGCCCAGAACCTCTTGAGGTTCTAATACCTTTCGGGTAGTGTATGCGGGACATACACCCGACTGAGGAGATGATATGCCCCGCCCCAGCAAGGACAAGCTCGTTCCCTACGTGGACGACCGCCCAGACCTCGACCAGCGGTTCGCACCGCTGGATGCCCCCACATCGATTGACTTCGGCCGGAAGCCGGGCAACCCTTCCAGCCCCCGCAAGTCGGTGACCTTCACGATGAGGGCGGCTACCTGGGAGAGAGTCATACGTCGGGCAGAGCGTCAGGGCCTCCAGCCCAGGATCGTCCTTGCGCGCCTCATGGAGGCGTACGGGAATCGCGAGCTCGATCTGGCTCCACACCCTTCGGGGATCAAGGTGACCCCGCATCGGACCACCTTCACTAATCCAGACAACCCCTCGAACCGGTGACCGGCTGACTACTGGCCGCCGGTTCGAGGGCATCTACCTGCCCCATCCGGACCGAGCAACCATCACCCAGGACTCATGAGCACCACTGAGAAGCACAACGAGGCGGTAGTCGAAGCCGCCCTCGACGCGTACCGTAGGGGACTGACGCCCCTGCCGATCCCTCGACACTCCAAGGGCCCCATGATGGCCGGCTGGACCAAGGTCCGCTGGCCAGACCCGACGGCCGACACTGGCGAAGGCGAGGCCGCCGTCCGCACAGCCTTCGAGGAGTACACGGCCGGAGGTTCCACGAACCTCGGCGTTCTCCTCGGCGAGGCGTCCGGTGACCTCATCGACGTCGATCTCGACCATCCGGCCGCGCAGCGGCTGAAGTCGTACCTCCTGCCGTACACGGCAGCGATCCACGGCCGCGAGACGTCGCGCAAATCGCACTACTGGTACCGCGCCAAGCCGGGCACCCTGCCGCCCACGCGGCGCCTCAAGATTCCGGACGTGTCCGGGAGGGGCTCCGGCGTGTCGGTGGAGATTCGCACCACCGGCTCCCAGACCCTCGTGCCCCCCTCGATCCACCCCGCTACGGCGGAGACCTACGAGTGGGAGGGCGAGCCGTGGGGTGGTGACGAGGGCCCCGCCGTCGTTGACGGCATCGAGCTGCTGGCCCAGGTCACCCTCCTCGGGCTGTGCGCGGTCCTGCTGGACGCCTGGCCCGGTCCCGGCCAGCGCCACGACGCCTACGTCGCCCTCGCCGGCGGTCTCCTCCGCTACGGGGACTCGCAGACCGTGCACCCGTTCTGGGAGCGCAACGCCGGCCTTGTCATCCGCACCCTCGCCCAGGCCACGCATGACGAGGACGGTGCCGAGCAGCGCGAGCGTGAGGCGATCTACACCACCAAGCGCCGCCTTCGTGAAGGTGGGGAGGCCGTAGGCTTCACCCGTCTGGCCGAGTTCATCGGGGAGGAGAGCGTGAAGGTCCTTGAGCGCATCGTCCGCGACGCCGAGGCCGTGGCCGGCTTCGTCCCGGACGTGGCCGGCGACGTGCCAGGCTGGCAGCCGCCGTGGGCCGCGCAGTGGGACGGACTGACCATCGAGCTTGATGAGTCCGCTCCCGCCCCGACCTTCGTCGATGGCGATGATCCCTCAGAGCCTCGGTCCCTCGGAGAGATACGGCCGCCCCTCGAGCAGGCCCCTGTCGACGGCGAGGGCCTCGAGGACGTAGGGGAGGTGGCCAAGGACGGCGGAGACGCACGAGAGGACCTCGATCCCCTGGACGCGCGCCCCTCGTCCTGGAGCCCCGTCGACCTGGAGCCCTACCTGACCGGCAAGCTCAAGGTCCCGGACCCGGAGGTCTGCCGCCGCAACGATGGTGCCTGCCTCATGTACCGCGGCCGCGTGAACATGCTGTTCGGCAGCAGTGAGTCGGCCAAGTCGTGGATCGCCATGGCGATCTGCCTCCAGGAGATCGAGGCCGGAGGCCGGGCCCTTTACCTCGACTTCGAGGACGAGCCGGTCCAGACTCTCAACCGCCTGCGCCTGCTCGGCGCGGTGGACGATGACCTTCGGGCGCAGTTTTCCTACATCCGCCCCGAGGGGCCCTTGGCCGACATGCAGCGCAACAAGTGGGGCAAGGACCAGCCGACCAAGTCCGGCGAGTTCGCGCAGGATCAGTTCGACATGGCGCTCCAGTCCCTCGACCCGGACATCATCGTGGCCGACGGTATGACCGCGCTCTACGGCCTGCACGGACTTGACGCGAACGACGCCGTCAGCACTGACGTCATCACGTCGTGGCTGAAGCGCCTGACGCGCAACGGGCGCTCGACCGTCATCATCATCGACCACCAGGCCAAGAGCGCCGAGAAGGGCTCCATGCCCATCGGCTCGCAGCACAAGGTCGCCATGGTGCAGGGGACCCTGCTCCAGGTGTGGCCGATCAAGCAACCCATGCCTGGAGACGTCGGTGAGATGGAGCTGGTCGTGCTCAAGGACCGGCCTGGCCAGGTCCGCGCCCACTCCCAGAAGACGGGAGGGCGCGGCAAGGCTCAGGTGGCCGGCGTGGTCACGCTCGACAGCCGTACCGAGGGCCGCTCGTCCCTAGTCATCACGCCTCCGCGCCGTACCCCGTCGGGAGGCGGGGGCACCCTGAACGCCGATGGCGAGGACGTCAGCGACGCGGAGCGGCGCGTCGAGCTCGACTTCACCGACATGTCCGAGGCGGTGGAGAAAATGGCTCAGCGGCAGGATGACGAGGACACTGTCATCGGAGCATTCCGCGGAGAGGTCGGCATCCAGTTGAACTCGCGAGACTTGTACGACCTCGTGGACGACGACCTTCCCCGGAGCAGGACCAGGGCGGCCCTGGATCGCCTGATCTCTCGTGGCTGGATCATGGCCGTGAGAGGCCGTGGTGGGAACCAGTACACGTTGATCGCCGTCGGGGAGGACGGTCCCGTAGAGCGGGACCTTACGGATACGGGAAGCGAGGACACCTCGGATGCGTGACTTCAACAAGCTGCCCCTCCTGACACCCGAGGAGGCGTTCGAGAGGGCCTGGGATACCGATCGCGAGCGGCCGCTCTTCGATCTCGGCTACCGGGTGCGTAACCCTGCCGCCTGGAAGGCGATCGAGGACCTGCTCAGGCAGTACGACGTGCGGACGATCGTCATCGCGTCCTTCGGGCTGAAGAGCCCGGATGACGCCCTGGACGTTCTCTCCATGCTGTCGGACCGCGGGTGGCGGGTATGGCAGACATCGGCAAATGTCTACGTAGGGAGTGAGCGCCGCACCGTGCAGGCTTTCAAGGTCAAGCATCGCGGCGACTGACCCTCAAATCGGCCCAGTCTCAACGGAATCTACCCCAGTGGCGTAAGTCACTGGGGTAGACCTTTACCGGGGTTTGCATCGTGGCATACGTGCTGTGTAGTCTTTAGCCATCAAAAGAACGACCGCTGCGGCGGAAAGGAGAACTGAAATGGCCGGATACAGTGCGAGGAGGGCGCAGCGCAAGCGCCGGGAGCAGTGGATCGCGTACCGCAACGAGGTGTACGTGACCGACGAGAAGGCCCTCGCCCGCGCCTACCGGGAGTACAGCCTCACCGGAGTCCTGGAGGACCCGTGGACGGGCGACCGGTACTGCCCCGCCTGTGAAAAGCCCGAGCAGTACTGCAACTGCGGAACCGCCGCCTGACTGATCACAGCCACCCTAGGAGAAACCATGAGCGCCAAGCACTCGACCTACTCACTGACTGCCCCCAACGCCGTCTACGCCAACCGCGCCCTGAGCCACGCCTGCTGGGCCGCAGGAGCAACAGTCTTCATCATGATCCTCAGCTTCATATCTGAGGACACTCAGACACTGATCGCCGTCTGGTGTCTCTGGATGCTGCTAGAGATTCCGCAAGCACTCGTCTTCGGAATCCGATCCGTAAAGGCGGGGCGCCGGGACGGCCGCACTCTGACTCTCTCGATCCGTGAGGGCGCCTTCGTCTCGATCCCGGAGGACGCAGCCGAGTGAGAACGCTTCTGAGAGTTATCGCATTCATCATCAAGACCTATAGGAGGAGGGCGCGATGAGTCGGCACATCGTCAGCGCAGAGGAGATCATGCGCCGCGTGCAGGCGTCCCCTACCGGGGACGTCAGGGACTCCGACATTGCGGCCGTCAAGGGCCAGAAGCCCATCTCGTACGTCCCCGCCCGGCGCGCCGGCAAGCACCTGACCAAGGCCGAGCTCGTCGGTGAGTACGTCCGCTACCTGACCGACATCCACGACCGCCGCAAGGACCTGCTGAAGATTCCCGAGGCGGGGCGTCAGGCTTACATCCTCGCCGAGGCCGAGAAGGCCACGGCACTGCACCTAGGAGAGACCCGATGAGCGCCCACGACTACGAGACCGACTACGAACTGGTCGATGACCTCGGCAAGAGGATCGGTCTGAAGCGGTTGAAGGACGTCATTCCCGACGAGGACTACATCCTGCACGTCTCCTACTGGTGGAAGGTGACTGGGGAGGTCGGAGTGACTGGATCACTGAAGCTCGAGATTGCCGCTCCCGACGACCCCATCCACCCGGAGACGTCGATCCTGGTAGGCGACGAGGGCAGCCTCGTGGTCACGGCCTCCGTTGTCTCCGGCCTCCAGTTCCACGGCGGGGCCTTGCTGGACGTTCCGTGGCCGTGCTGCGGCCTCATCTACGTCAAGCGGGCTAGTCTGCGCGGGGTGGGGAACGATCCTGACGAGAAGGTCTTCGGCATCTTCTCCCTCAGGTACGACTCAGACGGGGAGCCCTACTACGCCCCTGTCGATCCAGAGATGCAGCCCGGGGTCTCCTCCAAATGGCTGCTCTTTCCCAACCGCGACCTGATCCTCTCCTGGGAGCCTGTGGACGTGGCTGAGCTGCTGCGCGAGTACTCGGGGGAGAGCTGTGGCTAAGGTCGAGTTCGGGGGCCCGCCCCGCTTCGACCACCAGAAGCGCGGCCTGGCCAAGCTCATAGCCTGCAACGGCGTCGGCGCCCTCCTCATGGAGCCAGGCACCGGTAAGACCGCGATCACGCTGGACTATTGCTCCCTGCTCGCGCTGGCCTCACCACGCCGGGAGGCCCGAGTCCTCGTGATCGGTCCGCTTGCCGCCGTCGACCAGTGGGCGCTCCAGGCCCCGAAGTGGGTCAGCCCTCAGGTCAACGTCTGGGCCGAGGCCCTCGGCGGATCGGTCATGCAGCGCGTCGAGGGTCTTCGCGCCCGCGGCGGGAAGGAGGTCGCCAAACCGACTGGCGGTCGAGGCCGCGGCGCGGGCGACAGTGTTCGCGCCCTGCACGCGAACCGCTCCTGGGCGCTGGCCGCCCGGAGAGATGGCGTCGATCTGGGCCGGAAGGTGGCGGCCAAGGCCGGGCCGGACGTGCTCGGTGACTCCAAGCCCCGTCTCGTGATCGAGGCGATCAACCTGGACACGCTCTCCCAGCGCCGGCAGGTCGGCTCCAGGACGATGGCCGACGTCGTGCTGAGAGCGGTCACGGACTTCGACCCCGACCTAGTAGTGATCGACGAGATGCACAAGATCAAGTCGGTCTCGTCCAACGCGTCCCGCCTGGCGGGACGGATCGGCTCACTGGTCGAGAGACGGATCGGCCTGACCGGCACGGTAATCCCGCACAGCCCGCTCGACGTCTACGGCCAGTGGAGGTTCCTCGACCCGAAGGCGTTCGGACGGGTGCAGCCCAACGGCGAGCGCCGCGTGGCGACGTTCAAGCACTTCAAGGAGGACTACGCCGAGATGGGCGGGTACATGGGGCACGAGGTCGTCGGCTTCAAGAACCTGGACCGCCTGGAGGAGATCATGGGCGAGCGCTCATCGGTCGCCATAAAGGCCGAGTGCCTGGACCTGCCCGACGCCATCGATACGGTCCTCCCCGTCGCGCTGAGCCCGAAGGAGCTCAAGGCCTACGAGGACATGCGCACGAGGCTCCAGGTGGAGTTCCGCGAGGAGGACGACGTGCGCGAGGCCGGTGACGGCGGGGACGCCGCTACCGCGGCCAGCCGTCTCGTGCGGATGACTCGCCTCCGGCAGATCACTGCCGGTCACCTTCCAGACGATGAGGGCCGGGTCAGAGAGATCGGCCGGTCCAAGGCGAGGACCATCGCCTCCCTTATCCACGACACGCTGGTGGACGAGCAGCGCATCGTCGTGTTCGGTACCTTCACCCGCGAGCTCGCGGCGCTGGAGGAGGAGATCGCCGACAAGCGGACCACGGTCCTGAGGATCGACGGCTCCACGAAGCCGGAGGACAGGCTGGCAATGCGCCAGCGCTTCGGGTCTGACGACCCGGCCCGACTCGTTATCGTCGCCCAGATCAAGACCCTCTCGGTCGCGGTGAACGAGCTGGTCACTGCTAGGAACGCCATCTTCGCCTCGCTGCCGTGGCAGCGCGACGACATCGTGCAGGCCCGCGACCGCCTCAACCGCCTCGGCCAGAAGAGCGTCACCACGTTCTGGTACGCGCTTGCACCGAACACTGTGGACGACCTAGTGTTCCAGGCCTACCAGAACCGCACGGACCTGGAGAAAACCCTTATGAACCACATCTACGACGATAGGAAGTAGAAATCACCATGAGCCCCACCCAGAGTCCCGAGGAGGACGTCATCACGGCCGAGAAGGCCACCTACTCCTCGCTCACCCTCCACCGCCGGTGCCCTCAGGCGTGGAAGTACCGCTACATCGACGGCCTGCGCCGCGCCCGGTCGGAGGTCACGCCGGCCCTCGACTTCGGGTCGTGGTTCCACGCCGTCCGTGCCCTGGACCGGATCACGAAGGGCGTCGCCGAGGGGACCCTCAAGGCCCATCCAGAGGAGATACAGACCACCGACACCGGGCCGACCTTCTCGTGGGACGCCTCCCCGTCTGACGTGATGGCGGCCGCCGTCGAGTACTGGGACCGCCTGGGAGAGGCGGCCCGTGAGGTATGGCTCGACTGGCTCGGTCAGCCTCTGCCTCAGCGCCTCTCCCACGTCTACGCCGAGTGGCGTGAGCGCTGGGGCGAGGAGTCGGAGAATGAGGCCGTCCTCGCCGTCGAACAGCGCTGGGAGCGTGAGATTCCCGGAATCGGCGTCACGCTGTGGGGCTACGCGGATGAGGTCTACCAGGACCGCAAGCGCGGCATCGTCGTGGTGCGTGACTGCAAGACGTCCGGCACGCTCGGGCAGGTCACGAGCCTGGACGAGATGATGGACAGCCAGGTCCAGCTCTACGCGTGGGGCCTGTCCCCGGATTGCGCAGAGTGGGGAGTGCCCTCGCCGCGGGCCGTCGCCTTCGATCGTGTTCGGTCCAAGGCTCCCAAGACGCCCAAGATCACGAAGGCCGGCAAGCTCAGCGCTTCGGTCAAGGACTACGACCTGAGGACCTACCTGGAATGGTGCGCCGACGGCGTCCCCTTCGAGGGGATGAAGAAGGACGGGAGCGCGGCAGGCGTCTACACGGCTGAGGAGTCTGAGATCGAGCGACTGGCCTCGCAGCAAGTCGTCTCCCAGTGGTTCGCCAGGCACCTGACCCCGGTCAGCCCGTACCTCGTGCGCTCCCACCTCCAAGCCGCGGCCGACACCTGCTCGGACATCTCCCGGACTCGCGTCCGGGCCGACCGCCGCGAGGAGGCTCCCCGCAACTTCGGGAAGGCGGCGTGCCAGTTCTGCGAGTTCGCCGACCTGTGTCGCGCCCAGATGGTCGGCGGGCCTAGGGGAGAGTACGCGCCGGAGGAGTACGGCCTGCGCTACCGTGACCCGTCTCACAGCAGCAGGTAGCCTTCCAGACTTGCAATGCCCGCCGTCATACACCTACAGTTAAGTCACCACATAAACAACGGAAGGAAAATCAATGGCCAGTTTCGCCGGTGTCAACATCGTTGGCGTTAATGAGGAGGCGGCCGACTACGGTCGGTGGCTGATCCTCGGGCCTACCGGCGGTGGCAAGTCGAGTCTCGCCTCGACCATCGCCACGATGGGCAGGACCCTGTTCATCGACCTGCCGGGCGAGAAAGGCACGCAGTCCTTCAAGAACGCCCCCTACGCAAAGAACATCGATGTGGTCCGCCCCGAGAGCGTTACTGCCCTGGACGACATTTTCTGGAGCCTGGATAAGGGGGGCCATGGCTACAAGGCCGTTGTCCTTGACAGTCTCACCGCTCTCCAGAAGATGACGATGCGCTATCTGACCGGGGTCAGCGAGACCGCGGTGCGCGAGATCAAGCGGGGCACCGCCCCAGCCGACCAGCGCACGTGGGGACAGGCGCTCGACATCATGACCGACACGGCCGTGTTCTGGTACGGCCTGGCCGACGGTAACCGCAAGGAGCCGATGCACGTCGTCATGACCTCTCAGGTCAAGATGGTCGAGGACGAGATCAACGGCGGCGTGCGCCGCTCGCCGGACGTTCAGCGCGGCGCCCAGTCGATCATCCGAGCCACCCCGAACTACATCCTGTACGCTGAGACGGAGGAGGACCTCGACAGCACTGGCCAAGACGATGGCCTGACCGTCAAGCACATCGTTCGCTTAGGCACCAACCCGGAGTACGGCACCAAGGCCCGTATCCCCTACAACCTTCGCGGGAAGGTCCCGCCCATCCTCGGACGCGACCACCCCGTGACTCTGGAGAAGCTATCGCGCTTCCTCGGAGTGGGCGGAGTCCCGGAGCGCAAGCCCGCCGCCAGCAAGTCGGCCAAGGCCGACAACTGACACCCAGTAACTCACAACCCCGCAGGAGAAATCACCATGGCTCTGACCTTCGACTTCACCAACTACAAGGACACCTCCTCCGCTCACGTACCGCCCGGTACTTATCACGTCGAGGTCACTGACTTCGAGGAGAGGATCTCCAAGGCCTCAGGAAACCCGATGTTCGTCGTTTCCTTGGAGATCGTCGAGGGACCGTACTCGGGTCGGCAGATCCTCGACCGCCTCCCGCAGACGGAGAAGGCGATGTTCCGCTCGGCGGCCTTCCTCCAGGCCCTCGGGGTCAAGATCGCCAAGAAGAAGATCGCCCTCAATTCGCGTAGCCTCATCGGCCGCCCCATGGACATCGTCGTGGAGGACGGCGAGCCCTACAACGGCCGCGTGAAGAGCGAGGTGCGCGAGTACCTCCGGGCCACCAAGCCGGCTAAGGCGGAGACCAAGGACGACCCGCTGAGCGGCGCGGACGGGACCGATGAGCCCGCCAAGGCTGAGGAGGACGCCGTCGAGATCGACGTGGACGATCTGGACATCGACGACCTGGACCTCTGAGGTCCTGAGCATGGCAGCCCCCGCCGTAGCGGGGGCTGCCCTGTAACAGAAAGGAGTGACATGGCTAGCAAGGAGAGCGGCGTCGTTGACGCCATCCGGCGCCGCATCGCTCAGGTCTGGCCGAGCTCGGTCACCTGGAAGATGCACGGCTCGGTCTACATGGAGGCCGGTATCCCAGATGTGCTGTGCTGCGTCGAGGGGCGCCTGATCTTCCTGGAGGTCAAGCACCAGAAGCCTGGCGAGTCTCGCGGCCACGCCCTGGCCCGCACGTCGGTCGAGCAGGTCCGCCAGATTCGCCGGGTGCGCGCCGCCGGCGGAGCCGCCTGCACGGTCCTGGACGCTGACGAGGCGGAGTGGGCGGTGCGCGAGGCTCTTACCGGCTCAACCCTGTCGAGCATGTATCCGATCGTCGGGGCTGGGGGTGATCTCAGTGGCGAGAGCTAGGCTGACCGCTACCGAGTTCGACTTCGTGCGCCAGCTGGAGTGGGAGGAGATGTCTCCAGCCCAGCTGAAGTCGGCCCGAGAGACGTGGCGGACCGGCGCCATCTACCAGGACGCGGTGAACCCTCGCGTCTGGTGGGTCAGGTCCTACTCAGCCAAGAACACGGGTGAGACAACTCGCACCGACGGCAAGAGGTTCCACTACGTTACCTTGAAGTCGGACCACGGCTACCCCCGGTTCACGTGCACGTGTAAGCACGGGCAGAACTCGCGCTGGGCGTCGTGCTGGCACGCAAAGACGGTGGCCCGTATCTACCGGATCATGGTCGACCAGATGAAGCGGCAGGAGAAGGAGGACTTGCTACATGAGTACCGCAGCAAGAGCCGTGATTGACAACATTCCGGAGCAGCCTGAGAGCGGAGTGGCCGAGGCCGGCGGCGCTCTCATGGTCGCGGGGGACACCATCCTCTCCATCACTGCGGCCTGCGCAGGCATCCGAATCAAGATGGTCCGGGAGCAGGGCTGGAGCCCCGAGTTCGCTGAGAAGTTCTCTCAGGACCTGGCCCGCGCCCTAGTGAACCAGTCCCTGGCGCCGTCCCAGGACTGGCGATCCGCTGTGGAGGGGCTGTGACTACCGCGAAGCCCCCAGCGCCCCGCAAGCCCGCCTCGCTGGACTACACCCGCCCGATCTGGAAGCGTCAGGACGGCGAGACCGAGGCCGCCTACGCCTCGTTCAAGGTCTACCGTGACATGGAGCGCCGGCGGGTGCGGGACGCGCCGAACGGCAACCACTACTCGGCCCGATGGTCGTGGCGGGAGCGCGTCGAGGCGTGGGACAAGCACATGGCTGAGAACGAGGCGAACGAGCTCGTCCGCTACCGCATCGCCATGGGGGACCGCCACCGGGCGCTCGGGCGCAAGGCCCTGGAGAAGGCCGAGATGTGGCTCGACAGCCTGACCGAGGACCGGATCGCCCGGATGAGCGCCAACGGCATCGTCCAGATGATGGATGTCGCGGCGCGTATCGAGCGGGAGGCCGCGGGTGTCGGGGCCGACTCGGCCAAGGTGCAGATCGAGGTCTCCTCCAACCTGGCCGAGATGACAGCCTCGGCCACGACATCCCGCATCGAGCAGCTGGTCGCTGAGGTCGAGCGCCGAAAACGTGAGCAGGGTCTCATTGATGTCGGGCCCGCTGAAGTTGGGGTGATCAGCGCCGAGCAGTAGCATTGACCCGGGACACTGGGACAGAGATACCGCCACCCTTTGGGATGAGGGGTGGCGGTATTCTGTATCCATATGA